AAGAGTTAGCCGAGAAGTTTCAGATGGCGATGTACGCGCACGTCGAACGCGCTCCCAACGGAGAGGCGTATATCCCGGCGTCACGCTACGATGCTGTCCGGCAGTACATCCTCGACGACTTGGCGGTGTGGGCACAAGCCCAACAGAGCCGTCGTGCCCGTCCAACCACCTCTGCCCCCCAACAGGAGACGCAGAAGGCGTTGGATGAACGCGATAAGGCCCGTGTGGAAGCCCAGAAAGCCAAGCGCGTGGTAGGACAGAAGACTCTTCCTGTGGGGACGGCTGGGAAGCCGTCTGGCAAACCCAAAGTCGCCGCAGGCAACACCGTAGATGACGCAGTGGCCAGTGCCTTAAGCACGGCGCTGTCATCGTTCCGTTAACACACCGAGGTTACCATGCCCGCTCCTACGATTATCACGGATGCCGAACTGACCGGCCTCCTCAAGAACGTCTACTCGCAGTTCCGCGAGAAAGTCCAGAACCTTGTCACCCCTCTCCTCGCGCAGTTGGAGAAGGGTCGTGCCGGTGGCCCCCGCAATATGCGGTGGGGCGGCAACAACGTGTTCTTTGATGTGGTGACTGGCCGTCCGGCTGGTGCCACCTTCTCCGCCGCTGGCTACTTCCCGCCCGACACGACGGCGACCGAAGTGCAGGCCAACGTCGGGATCGTCCGTGCCTACACCACCCGTCAGGTGGACGGTCTGGCGTTCGTTGGGACGCAGTCCAAGGATGCGGCCTTTACGACCATCGCCACCAAGACGATGGAAGAAATCAAGGACGCTTCCATGCTCCTCATGCAGCAGGCGCTGCATAACAAGGCTGACGGTGTGGTGGCCTTGATCGGCACGGCCTCGACCACGACCTCCATCATCGTGGCGTCCCCGTACGGTGTGGCGAACGCGGGTCAGGGTTCCCTCCTCCTGTCCGTGGGCGACTACATCGCCGTCCTCGACACGTCGGCGTCGGACGCTGTCCTTGGCCGTTCGGCCATCACGGCCATCAGCAACAGCGGTGACAACGCCACCCTGACGCTGGGCACGGCCATCTCGGGCATGGCGGCGACGGACAAGATCGTGAAGGCGACGGCGAGCGATACGTCGTTCAACGGCGCGATGAACGGTCTCATCAACATCACGAACCGTGGCAACGGCTACGCCTCGCTGCACAACATCAGCAACGGCACGTACAGCATCTGGGATGCCACCCGCATGGTTGCGGGCACGGACACGCCGGATGCCACCCAGCCGACCGAATCGGACATCTGGGACTTGATCCAGCGCATTGCGGGCCGCTCTGGCAAGGACGCCAACGTGAAGCCCAAGGACTTCCTCCTCATGACCACCCCTGGTCTGGCGAAGAAGCTCATGGAGAGCATGGTGGCCCAGCGTCGGTTCACGGCGGGCGAGTTCGGCACCACGATCAAGGGTGGCTACAAGGCCATCGAAATCTGCGGCATCCCGTGCGTGACGGACTACTATGTCCCGGCTGGCACCATCTACCTCCTGCACATCCCGTCGCTGGCGTGGGTGGACGCGAAGGACTGGGGCTTTGTCGAGTTCGAGGGCGCGGGTCCGTGGCGCTGGTTGTCGGGCCGCGATGCGTTTGAGACGACGTATGGCTGGTACGGCAACTTGGCCTGTCTGGCCCGAAACGCCCACGGCAGCATCACGGGCTTCACGGACACGGCTCGCTACAGCCACATCTAAAGTCACGGGGGAGGGTGGCGGCAATTCGGCTGCTGCCCTCCCTTGGGATCAACTTGGAGACTTCAGATGCCGTACAACTTTTTTGCGCCGAAGCCCGGTCGCATTGGGATGCACCCGATCCCACAGTCCAGTGGCCGCTTGAACACCGGCACGTTGGCCGCTGGCACCCAAACGCACAACATCGGCGGGTTCCCGGCCAAGGCGTATGTCAATCGGGCGACGTTGTGTGCTGAGACGTTCCCGACTGCCGCCACGTCCTGCGTGGTCACGCTGTTCAAGATGACGGGTGCCACGGCGGTGGCTTTGACCTCTGGCTTGAACATCAACACGCAGACGGCAGACACGCCGTTGCAGTTCGTGTTCCTGACCACGACCACGTCCGCCGAGCGGACCCTGACCAACGCGGACAGCCTCCGCGTGTCCATCGTGACGGTGGGATCGGTCACGGTGCAGCCCGAAGACATTACGGTCACCGTCGAACTGCTGGTGACTGAGTAACATGGCCTCGCCCGTGATTCTGGTGAATCCTGCGGGCATCCCCGAGCCGTCGCCTACGATCCAGCGGCGGCTTCGGGAGGTGCATAGCGAACTCTCGCTGCGGTTGATGGACATGGACCCCCCAACGTGGGCGGTGTGCATGGCATGGTCGCCAGAGGATCGGCGCTGGGCGTGGGTGCAGACGGAGCAATACGACCCGAAGATGGCCTATGACATCATTGGCTATCTGCCGCTAAGCTGTGCTCCCGATGAAGCGCCGGCCTACTTGAGTCGGATGATGCGGTCCTATCCGCGTGAAGATGTGCAGCACATGGCGGATGCCCTGTCGCAGTACAACAGCAGTGTCGTCGCCGCTGCCGCCGATCACGCGATTGGCGAAGTGCTGGACAGTGCGAACCCGTCTACGGAACGCCGTGGTCGTGGGCGTCCACGGAAAGTCAGCTAAGGAGAGGAGAAGATGCCCGCTGTTCAGCTACAACAGCTTGTCTCGGATACCCGCGAGTACATGGATGCGGTCGGCTCGACCCGTTGGGCGGATACGACGATCAAGACGGTGCTGAACAGTGTGTTTGACGGCGAATGGTCGGACATCTTGAACGCAGCCCCGTACTATCGGCTGGCGATGCGGACGGTGACGACAGACGCCAACGGGCAGTTTGCGTTTACCACGTTGGACAGTGGGAGTGGCGATAGCGAGCAGAACTTCTACCGCATCATGTCGGTCAGTGACGGCAACGTCCTGTACGGGCAAACCCGCTTCCAGGATGTGCCGCTGGCGACGACGACCAACTACCTGCCGACCTACCCGAAGATGTACTACATCGCGGGGCAGGCGGTGCAGGTCTTGCCCGTGTCGGCAGGCACCACGCTGTATGTCGGCGTGAACTACAAGCCCACAGCGATCTCTGATCTGGCGAGCGATACGTCCACCATCGACTTCCCGGACAACGCGCATCTGATCTTGGTGTGGAAGGCCGCTTCGCAGTTGTTGCTCAAGGGCGGCACCGAAGCGGCGGCAGCGGCCAACCTCAAGGGACTGGCAGATGAAGAGCGGAAGACGTTGCTGGACGACATCCGCCGCATGACGATCAATCCGACGACGATGGCGTACCCCGACCAGAAGTATGAGTGGGGTGGCGGCTGATGGCCGTTGGGCGTGAGAAGCTGGCGGATCAGCAGCCACGGTTTGATGGCGGGCTGAATAACGTCTCGGACGATTCGGCCCTCCAGCCCAACCAGTTGCGGCGGACGGACAACGCCCGACTGACAGACTACGGCGCGATTACGAAGCGGGGTGGGACACGGCAAACGACCTCCTCTCCGCTGGCTGCGGCCAGTGTGCTGAACGGCTATACGTGGCGGCAGGATGGGGGCACCCAGCAGATCATGGCGGTCTGCAATGGGCTGCTGCATACCTCGACGTTCCTTAGCACCTACCCGTGGACATGGACCGCGCAGACCGGATCGTTGTCTACGACCGTGGCCCCGTCGTTCGCCCAATTCCGGGATGGCACCAACGATGTGGTCTACATCGCGGACGGTGGGCTGCTGAACGTGTGGAGTGGATCAGCGCTGACGACGAACATCGTTGGCACGTTGGATGTCAGCACCATTGTCGTCCACAACGAACGGCTGTGGGGTTGTGGCAATACATCGTTCCCCGATTCGATCTTCTACTCGGCCCTGAACAACGGCAGTACGCTGGCCAACGGGCCATCGGGCGGTGGGCAGATCGTGGTCCGCACCTTCTCCGACGAAACGGTGGTCAGTCTGGCGTCGGTCAATACGTCGCTGCTGATCTTCCATCGGCGGGGTATCTCCCGGTTGACCGGCTACGGACAGGACGACATCTCCGTCGCGCCACAAGGCTTGACCGCCGACGTGGGCACCATCGCGCCCAAGTCCGTGGTCAGCATTGGCAACTTGGCGTTCTTCCTCTCGGAACGTGG